AACCAGTTTACAAAAAGTGGTGGTTCTGGGTAATTGTAGCTATTGTTATTATTGGAATTTATGGGCAGGGGAAGAATAACGATAGTGGAACTCCAATGCATAGCACAAAACAAGTTACGGTTATCGATTTTAAAGACATGAAATATAATGATATCGCAACATGGTGCGAACAGAATAAGGTGAACTGCACAGAAGTTAAAGAATATTCAGACACAGTGACCGCTGGTGGATTTATTAGACAGTCCGTAGCAGCCAATGAATCAACAAATGAAGGTACTGCGATCAATGTGGTTTATTCCAAGGGCAAGGCTCCTACCGTTAGTCAGCAGAACGCAGTTAAAAAAGCTGAGAGTTATCTATCATTCGCTGCATTTTCAAGAGACGGTCTAATCAAGCAACTTGAATTTGAGAAATTCCCAGAAAGTGATGCAATTTACGCGGTTGATCATATTACTGTCGACTGGAATGAACAAGCGGCTAAAAAGGCTAAATCCTACCTTGACACCACTTCTTTCAGCCGTGATGGCCTAATTAAGCAACTTAAATTTGAGAAATTTACTCAAGCACAAGCTGAATACGGCGTTAGTAAAGTTGGCTTATAGTAACTAGACATATTATAGCGCGGGCGCTCTAGATATCTAGGACGCTCGCATTTTTTAGGAATGATCGGGCATTTATGCGGTCGACCATGCCGTTAAAGTATTCTTCGCCATCAATATTCACAATCAGTGGTAATTTCTGCATTTTTTCAGCAGGTTCGTTAATTACAGAGTGTTTAATATCAAAATCAAACTCAGAGCCAATACTAGGGCTAAAATCTAATTTACTATTAATCTCGGCACTTAATTCGCTAGCAGACTTCACCATGTTGCCTAGGTTAGACTCAAAACCAATGTTCATACCTTGGCTCATATAATCGCCAATCCCCATAAAGAGACGGGATGGAGAGTGGATGCCTAGAAATTTTTTAACGCTATCCACGGCACCCGAAAACATGTTTTTCATATTATTAGCGATGTTACCAATACCATTTTTGAGACCGTTCCAAATGTTTCGGCCAATGTCACTGAAAGTTTGCCAAGCTCCAGAGAACGCATTTTTTATATCATCCCAGCGCTGGCTAGCCCAGTTCGCAGTTCCAGAAAATGCGGAAGTTAATCCATTCCAAGCTTCGTTAGCTTTTTTACCAGTATTATTAGCGAACTTGCCAAACTCAACAGCCGCACCATTAACAAAATTTGATACCCAGGCACCAGCTTTACTCAAACTGACTCCCATTGGCCCAAAGAAACCCTGGTCGGCCCCAGTCATACTATCATTGTAGGCTTTTGTAATCTCTTTAGACTTCTTTTTGGTTTCATCTTCTAGTTTACTAATATCATTAGTATTGGCTTTGACCATATTGCCATTTTCATCTTTATACTCCAAGGTCCCATTCTTAAGGGCCTTGATGGCTTCTTCGGTATTTCTATATTTTCCAGAAATAACTGCCTGAGCAGCAGCATTTGCGTATAACGCAGATAGCTCTTCATCCTTTGCCTTTTCGTGCTCTTCGGCGGCTTTAATAGAATCGTTCGTGGCCTTGGTGAGGTTATCCTGAGAAAGTTTAACTTGAGAGTTAGCAGAGTCTAATCTTAGCCCAGCTTCATAAACAGCTTGTTGTGCTGATGTCATATTCTGATAGGATAATGCACTACTATCTACCTGAGACTTTAATGATTGATAGGTTAGACCTCGCTCACGTTCTGTTTTTAATAGCTCATCTTGTGCTTGTTTTTGTTCTTTTATAGCCTGAATTTGTTGCAGTCCAGCGTCCGCTAGTGTCTTTCTTGCGTTATTAAGGTTTTCTTCAGCAGTCTGAACTTTTTTTGTTGCCTCAGAGAGTTGAGAGTTGGCAACATTCAGTGCTTTTGCTGAAGATTGCGCTTTTCTTGTAGCATCATCGGTCTGTTCAATGGCAGACTTAACGCTACCAAAAATAAATGCGACCCCGACAATAATACCAGCACCAGCCAAAATAAGTGGATGAGCCATAATTGCCGAAAAAGCACCCAAGACCGCTTTATTCACGCCCGTAACAGCTGCAATTGTAGCGGCCTTAAATCCTGCTACGCCACCACCCGCCAACACAAACGCTGTTCCAAGAGCGCCTATTTTAGCGGATACGGCAGCCATAGCCGCAGGAGATGATAACATCACAGCGCGAAGAGTGATTATGCCTGCCTTAAGATCATCAATTGCATTCTTGGCTTTAATTGCAACTACTAACCCACCAATAGCGACGGATACACCGACAATGAACTCAGACAGTCCTTTGTTATTTGCAATATTTCTAAATGCATCACCTATGTCATTTAAAAAGGAAACAATAGCTCCACCTGCCAATTCTGCAAGTGGAATTAAGAAAAAATCAATAAACGGTTTAAGGTAAGCTTCCCAAACCGTTGCTAGTACTCTTCCCATCAGCCTGATCGCCCCACCTAAAGTATTTAAGAACGCAGGTAATAGCTCATTTCCGGCCCAATTGATAAAAGGTTTTAATCTCTCCCACACGTCAGATAAGATCTTTCTAGCAGGCCTAATGAACTTATCTATATCATCTCCAAATCTCTTAAAAGCTTTTCCGATCTTGTCGAAATTAAAACCTTTGAGACCTTCCTTCATTTTTTCAAAGATCGCATTGACCTTATCAACACCCTTGAATATGTCAGAATTGTCAAAATTAAGCCCTGATGTATCATGACTTACGCTTCCACCTCCTCCTGATCCACCAGAACCTCCAGAACCGCCTGAATCTTGTTTAGACAACACGTTCATCTCATCAAAACCAGCAAGCTGTTTGGCAAGCTTCTTAGCAGCTTTAGTGGTATTTCCGATATCTTTTGTAGATCCTTGGGCAGCTTTACCCACATTTGCCATTGAGTTCGCCGCTTGGCCACCAGAAGAAGCTACATTTTTAGCGCCAATTGAGCCTAGACCAAATAGAGCCCTTACAGCATTGATAGCCGTTAGGACTAACTTAATAAAGGCCGCCACGTAGTTGGCTGCGGTTAGAACTACATCTTTTACCACATTAAAGAATCCAGCGATATTACTTTGGCCAATCGCATTCATACAGGCAGTGATGCCACGCACGATGGCATTTTGCATATTCATAAATGAAGTAGCAACACCACCAGTAGCTCCTGCTGCCTGCTGCTCAAATGAACCTAGGCCGTTAATACCTTCTTTGTTAAGCTTCACGGCAGCTCGCATAAAGTCATCCATTGAAGCTTTGCCGTCTTGCAGTGCATCATAGAGCTGAGAAGAGTCCATATAACCCATAGCATTAGCAATCTGCTTAAGCTGAGCTGGCATAGTCTGCATAAGAGTCTTCCAGTCCTGCATTTCTGGTTTACCCTTTGCATAGGCCTGTTGTAGCTGCTCCATCGCAGAAGCTTGCTGTTGAGCGTCTGCACCGCCAGCTAAGATAGCGTTATTAAGTGCTAAATAGATAGCAGTGGAGGCTCTCAAATTGCCATTTGTGGCCGTGAAGCGCTGGACGGCAGTAGTTGCAGCATCAAGAGTGGTCGGAAGACCTTCAAGTTTGCTAGAGAGATAGTCAATGGAAGCTTGCGAATCTTGCGCAGAAATACCAAGATTTTCCATCACGCGAGGGAAATTTTTGAGCGTATCAAAGCGTTTTACCGCATCGCCAGTGCTAGCAGCGATAGCCGCCATAGCTTTTTGCGTAACGGCAGAAACAACGCCAATAATGGCCCCAGTAGCAGCCATCTTCAAGCCCATATTTTTGATCCCACCAGAAACTCCACTAGAAGCTGTAGAAGCGGCTTTAGAGATACTATTGAGCTTCTGATTAACTCGATCTATCTCTGCCTGGAATTGCTCGGTCTGGGCCTTAATTAAGACATTAACTTCGTCTACTGTGTGTGCCATTATTGTTTCTCCTGTTCAATATGCGCATTAATGTACGCATCAAGGTCTTCAGACCTGGTAAATACTCTGCTTGGCTCTTCTTTCATCATAAAGGGTGATTTCGGGTAGTGCTTGGCATGGAATGCATATCTCACGTAACTACCGAGGGCGTGGTTCATTCTGTCCATATCTACTATTCTGTCTTTATAACCAGCCAGACAATTTTGGAATTGTCCTATGGTTAATTCCCAGAATTCGTTAGGATGAAGACCTATCTGAAAAGCTAGACGTTCTTTGTCTTGCCAGAATTCTTGGAAGCTGCGATAGATTCTACCTTCTCCTTGAAGGCTTCTGCCATCATCCTCTTGTCCTCCAGTTCTTCCGTCATATCGACCCTCAACTGTTTCGCGTCTATGCTCTTTCCTAAAAAACCAGACTCTGCAATACTAGCTACGACTTCAACGGTAACTGCGCCAACACCTTCTTCCTCAATAAAATCATCAAATTCTTCAATAGTTCCACCCCCAGCGATAAAGAGAAACATCAAATCAGAAACTGGCGGGATTCCATTAAGAGTAGATATTTTTTCTAAGAAATTTTCACCATGCTCTTTTTCAGCCTTAGCGATATTAGAAGCTTTGTAATTTAGTTGAACCATGATTTATAACCTCGATTAAATAATTTCTGATATGGGATTTAGCCCTCCCACTAGGCTTTAATTAGGCAACCTTGCTAAATACTGGTTTACCAGAAAGTCGAAGAGTTAGTTTAAATCCATCAACGCCCTCGACAGTTTTCTCACCATAAGTAAAGTTCTTGACGAATGCCTTGTAGGCAATTTTACGTTTACCTGGAGTTAGGATTTCCCAGTCGCGGACCATACCGCTATCGAATAATGCACGCATTTTCTCGATTTGTGTGTCATCATCCATGTAACCTTCGAGATCTTGTGTACCCCAGTCAGCAGCACCAGAGAGGAATTCTTTAGCGCCATCTGGACTATCAAGAGTAGTTACATCAATTTCTTCTTTCTCGCCGGTGATTGGGCCGATTGAAGTTAAACCTTTAATAACAAGGTTGGTTGGTTCACTTCCTGCCTTAATAAGTGTTAGGGAAGTACCCATAGTTAAGCCTTTGGCCATAACTTATTTTCCTTATTTGAATTTCACTGCACTAAATCTGCAGTTAGAGTGGAAAAGCGTTCCTTCTGGATTTGGAACATCCACAGAATGTACTAGTCGATAGTTAATCGTTCTCATCTTAGCCTCGACTTCGCTAAGAATGCGAGATAGGTCTGTACTTTTGTTTGTAAAAATATCTACAACGACTTCAATATCTTGTTTAGTAATCTGGTTCTCTAGGTTATATTCAGGATTATTGCTGCCAATCCAAAAGGTGATTACGGGAACTTTCGTGAATATTGCTTGAGAACCTTGCTGACAAGCGTATCCTAGGCTTTTTAGTGCTTTATAGATCTCTTCTTTTGGTTGATACATTATCTTCTCCCCAGACTTGCTGAGATAGCTTCTTCAATTTGCTTTTTGATACCCGCCTCTGATTCCTTAAAGCCACGATACATAGGAGCTCTTGCAGGGTAACCATTAGTCTTGATGAACTTCAGCCCTTTATCGGTCTCTAGAGGGAACACCCAAGGAGTCATGCGATAAGTCATACCTTCACCCTTTGGATGAGTCCCTACCGCTTTTTTACCAACTCCGTATTCAACGAACATTGCATACTTTGTTGGGTTCATAATGCCTCCGACAATCTCAGAGCCTTTCAGTTTAGCTGGAACCACAGTAAGAGCGCCTCGCAGTTTACCTCCGTGTGTATCTTCATGCTCGTTAACTGGAATCAAAGGTTTAGTCTTCTGTTCCAGAATCGCTGAAGCACGATTTACGCCCCTAATGAGATTCTTGATTACTACTGATTTATTCAGCTTAGATTTAAGCTCTTGAATACCAGTGACATTAATCGTTACGCTCGCCATTTCATCCCCGTGATGAGCTTGTGTGAGTCAAAGGGAAGAACTTTAGTCACTTGGTAGATCGTTTCTCCTACTTTGATTAAATCGTCTAATTCAATCTCTACAGAAGTGCTACAAGTGATACTAATATCGATCTTCTCAATAAGGCCCATTTCATTCTGAAATGCTCCGAGTTCATTGAATTTAACATTTCCGTTAAAACTGCGTTTGATACTAGAGCTTGCATCTTCTTGTTTAACAACTCCACCTTCGTCATCAATAGACTCAGTCTTTTCTAAAATGTAGATGTTTTTGTCATAGAAGATGTCGGCAATGATATTTTGAGCAATTTTAGGAAAAAACACGAATCCTCCTATATGGCTTCAAAATATTCGCAACTCCTCCAAATAGTTCGCTATCCGAAGTAGTTGTAATGTAATTCTTAGCAATGTTCGAGAATGTAATGGTTTGCCCATTATCTGAAATAGATTGAATCTTGCTTTCAGTACTAGAACCTGAAAGCTTATCTCTAGCTTCCTGAAGCAAAGAAGAAACAACTCTAACTGATATAGATACTAGTCTCTCGTCATAACGAGGTTTATTATCGTTAGTGAGATTAAGATATAAAGACAAACGATCAGCCATCTCAATGGCTAGAAAATCCACTAAAGCGTTGCTATCTGCATTATTAACAGTGACGTTAATCGCTTTGAACTTCTCTTTTAACTTGGAGATGAACTGATCTTTATCTAACATCCTATTTTCCTTCTGTTTTAACTTCAGGTTCAGACTCAGCTTCTTTAGTATCTTTGGCATCAGCTTTAGTCTTTGCAGCTTTAGGGGCTTCAAGAATTTCCACTGTATAGCCAGCAGATTCAAAATAATCAAGTTGAGACTCACTAATATCAGCTTCAGCTTTACCGTCGGCGAAAGCCACAGAAGCTGAAACTCCCATGTAATCCTTAACTGGTGATTTGATGATTGCTTTCATCTTACTTTCCTTTCTAATTAAGCGATTTTAATTTTACGGAGAACGACAGCAGCCTTTGTAGATTTGAGGATTGCTGCACCAACGAATTCGACTTCGCCAAACTTAACCGCTCCCGGAGTGGTAAAGTCTGGAGGGTAAATTTTAACAATATCATCACCCTCTGGAGTTACGACGTGAAAGCCATCGAGAGCTGCACGAATGGCATAAATTGATGTTTCTCCAGCTGGACTCTTAGTCTCAATAATCGGATCATTGCTACCTGGTTTTTCACCCATAATCACAATCTTCGCAGTGCCGAATTTAGCGGTTTCATTACCAGCTTCGTCTCGTGAAATAGTAAGACCATGAGCTTCATCAAACACAGATTGAAACGCAGCATACATATCAGCATTCATTAAGATATGCGTTGCAGCACCGCCCATTTTACCTAAAGCTTTTCTGAGCATAAATCGGAAAGCAGAACCATTGGCTTTAATTTTTGCAGAGTCTGACAAATCGATAGCGGCAGCTGGATTAATCTCATTAGAAGTACCGGTTAAGATTTTGTTCAAACCATCAAAATCGGTTGGACGAACACCAGAGTCACCGTTGATGATCTGGTTATGAAACTCAGCAATAGTTGCCTTTGCTTTTTGCACCGATTGGTACTCCACTTCATCAACAACTTGTTTTTCGTTAGTAGCGATTACACGGTCGATTTTATATGCACCACCCATAACTTTAAGATCGGTAGAAATCTTGGTGGTTTTTGTTTCTTGGGCAGTATATTCACCATTAATTGCACGACCAGCAGCAGTAGGCTGGGTAGTAATGCGGTTATATGAATAAGTTAGAGATTTTCCACCTTGAGGCTTGACAGTGTTGTCAAACTCTAAGTCATTCATAAGTGGGGAAGTCTTGAATTCATCGATTACTGAATCAGTCAACGTGTCTTGGCTGCGATTTCTTACGTCAGCTAATGTAATTGGCATATATTATCCTTTCTTGCCAAAGAGAAGTTCTCGTGTGCTAGTTTTACCACCATCTCCACCTGGTTTAGGTCTACTTGATGGATCAACTGGCGTCTTGCCAATTAGCTTCTTCTTAACTTCTTCTGCAACAGCCTCGTTCCAAACCTTTTCGAATTTATTAATATTTTCCTTGGTCTTGTCGAGGTCTTCGTCTACGATGTAGTCAACAAAGATGCTAGGCATTGACTTCTCTTGTAAAATTTCGCGTGCTTCTGCACGATTTTCGCGAATTAACAGGTCGCGCTCCTTACTTGCAAGCTCACTTTTTAGGCGTTCTTGCTCCTCATGAGCCTTTTCCTCTTCAGAAAGTTTTGCCTTACGTTCATAGTCAGCTAGAGCGTTTTCGATAGCTTTAGCCGTCTTTTCGCTGTTTTTAGCGTTAATTTCATTAACTCTTTTGGAGATAATTTCATTAACTTCATCTTGAGAAAAAGTTTTTGGCTCTTGACCTTGATTTTCTACACCAGGATTTTCAGCTGGGTCATTGCTGTCTGGTTCGTCTTTGTTGATAATTGGTGTTGGCACAACAATTCCTTTCGATTTATCGCCTCTCGGCTTATTAGTTCCATCAAAAAACGACCAGCATAAGCGGTCGTGAATCTTCAAATAAAAAAAGACCAACTAGAACCTATGCAAGTCGTAGATGATCTATGGTGATTATATCACATGACATTATAAAATTGTACGACGTTAATGTTATCTATTCTTAAAGAAACTTTTCCAAAACGGATTTTCTTTATCAAAGGCTTCTTTTTCTTCATTTGTTAAGGCATCTGGATAGTCTCTAAATAACCAATAGATTTTATGTTTATCGAAAGAAAAAATATGGTCCCCCCATCCTATGGAATCATTTATATCATCATCTGTAGCTCGTCCCGATTTTATATCATCCTCAGAAATGCCATGAAAAATTGTTCCCCACCAAACCTTATCATCCGGTTTTTCTTTCATCCATTCAATATAACCATCGATTTCTGACACTATAAGATCCTCCCAGTTTTACCTTTCAACTGATTTTTTTGTGATGTATTAATGTAGCCAAGTATATCAGAAAAGCCTTCTATCTTCTCGAATGCTTCAATTTCTGCCAAATACCCTCTAATTGGCATCTGCAGCCCATACTTTGTTTGGGTTCTAGGACAACCAAACCGTTTTTTGAGTGTATTTTTTGTAAAGGTTTTCCACCCATTATCTTCAGGGGATTGAAGCTCAAGATACTGCCATTTTTTTAACTCGTCGTTAAGCCTAACTATCGCAACATGTTTACCTATTCCAAAGTAGTACTCCTTATTTGGTACCATTGTCTTTAATAAAGAATACCCAGTCTTATGTCCATCAATCCCCTCTCTAATGATAGCGATTTCCTTTATTATTTGTTTTGCGTTGACAGAAAAGAAACTTCGACTCTTGCCTCCTCTAAAGTCCAGCACATCATATCCTAATCTATTCCCAACATACGCAAGAGCTACAGATGCACATGAGCCAGTAGTTCTGTCTCCTCCTCCAACTTTCTTTATTATTTGATCGCTATCAATATTTTCAGTTAGTTTATTAACTTTTAAGAACTCGATTCCAGAGTCTTCTTTTAAATAGCGTAGTTCTTCGTTGGGTGGGGTGGCACTATATTTTTTAACACCCATAGCCTCATTAGACCCAACTATATTACTAACTGCAGACGACGGAGTATCTGGTCTTTCTTTTGGCGCACTGCCAGTATGTCTCTTCAGCCACTCATCATACGGCTCGTTATCAACATATTCATTCTCGCCGTCTTCATTTCTAGCAATTCTAATTGCAGACTCGTATTCTTCGCCAAGATAAGCAGAGACTGTAGAACGACAGTTGGGATGAAGCGGAGGAAGGTTCTCTCCCGCCTTGGCATCCTCAATATTGTAGACTTTTTTATCATGTTCTCGACAAATGTCTGAGGTTCTTGAATCTAGCGTCGCAATGAACTTATATTTTTCAATCCCCATAGTTTTCAGGGCTTCAATTTCGGCCTGATTCTGAAAATAACAAGTCTCGGTCTGAACTAACCTTGTAGCCTCATATTGTGTAACGCTAAACCTCTCTCTGATCCCTCTTGCTGTTTTTGAATAGCTCTCGCCTCTTGCAATGGCAGATCCGATAACTTCTTTTAGCGTATTAGCTAGTTTATCAGTATTATTCCAAATCCTCTCTGAATAATTACCGCCTAGAAACTTAGTATTGAGTACTTGGTTTACAGCACGATTATCTAACTTAGAGAAAGCGGGGTTAACCTTAAGTCCTACGCCAGTATCATAGATGGTTTTATAGTAAGCATTTTTTATCGTCTCCCTATGGGCTTTAGTTTCGATCTGCTGGTGTTTTAGGCTAGCTTTCTTGCTTTCTGCCCAACAGTCAGCATAGAGATATTCAAGCCTTGTCATGTGGGCCTTGTAGTTGTCTGGAAGATATTCAGACAATCCGGCTTTTTTCATCTCTCGATGAAAACGTTCTAGGTCGCCATTCGGGATAATGACCCTTAACTTCTCTTGGTCGAATCCCTCGTCGTCTTTGTAACAATTTTTATATAAATTCTTAATGTCTTCAACGAGCTTTAACTTTGCATCATCATAGACCGCGTGGATATCCTCTAAATAGGGAACAGAAAGCTTTTCAGCTTCTGTTAGCCTATCTTCAGCACGTTCTCGCCAATACTCATCAGAAGGCAGCCCACGACGATCCTTCATATTTAATCCTCGTCGTCGTTCACGTTGCTTTTATCTATATTAGGCAACCCAGTTGCATAATTATCATTAAATTCAGGTTTAGCTTCTTCTTTGGCAAGCTTGACGGTTTCCTCACCATCACGAACGAAAGATAACTGACTGACCAGTAAAGCAGAGTCAACGATGCCACGAAGGTTATTGATCATTTGACTTGCCTCATAGTCGTTCTTTGGTAGATTACGGTTAAAGATAGCATCAACATCCTTGGTGGAGATTTCACTAGATAATTCACTTTTAAGGTGCAGCACGTGAGAATAGAGCTTAAACCTTTCCATTAACCCCTTTTCGAAGTAGCGCTCTTTTTTCTTCACATTCTGTTCGAAAGCTAAAAGCTTATAAAGCAAAGCAACGCCAGAAGAATTGCCGGCAAAGTTTTCATCACTAAGGTCCGGTGTCATGGAGAATTTATGAATGTCGGCAGCAATGGTTTTACGTAAAACTTCAGCATCAGCCTCGTTAATGTTCTTAATCACGTATTCTGCTTTAGCGTCTTGAGGAAGACCAACAGTACGTTCGCTCTTCAATTTAGCCTTATCTTCTGGCTCAAGATTAACCCCATAAAACACAAGGATTGCATCAATTAACTTCTCGCGATCAATCACACGATCGGATTGCAAAATGTTATATGCGTCAATACCAGTAATTACAGATTCATAGTCTCCAGTGAAACGACGGTTATTCACGTATTCAATCACTGGTACAGATCCCATGTTGTGCTGCACAGGCTTTTCTGTGATGGTAAAATCTACTCCACTAAACCTAGCTGTTGTTACATATTTTTCATCCCAGAAAGTTAAATCATAATTATCTGTAATAGGATTACCAGATGAGTCTAATACTGGTGTATAAGCAATAGCAAACAACTTATTATGTTGAAAAGTATTATCATAGACAACGATCGTATTATAGACATCAAGTTTTGCAGAGGAAATATTACCATCGTCATCTAGATAAACTAGTTCATAGCCGCGCCCAAACATACTACAATCTTCACCTATTTCGGAGTCAAGATCAGAGATAGTTTGGCTTTTATAGACATCAAGAATTGGAGAAATATCCACACCTTTCGAGGCTTGATACTGCACAGGATTGCCCAATAAATGACCAACATTGAGAGTCGTAATATATTTGGCAAAATTATGATAAACCACAATGTCATTTGGTTTCTTACGATTAATTTTAGGGTCATTATCAAAATATGACTCCAATATTACATAATCAGCAATATACTTCTTATGCTTCTCAATCAACTTCTTAATTATGTCTCCGGTCAACTGAGTTTCTCTTGGTAGTGTAAAAGTTTTTCGTTTCATTTTCTTTCTCCTAGAAACTTATTGCACGATCTAGTCGTGATTCTTCATTGCTCGACGCCCATGTTGGTCTTCTATCATCCCCACAGACGAATTCATAGATACTTGCAAGAACATCAAGAGCGTCATCATGAGCGTTTTTGCCTTTCCTCTGGTAACTCATCACCTGTTTGTAGAACTCAGGGAAACGAGTCCTCCAGTTAGGTGGCATATATATATGATTTTGGACCCAGGCTGAGCTTGCAAGGATGCGAGACTCCTTATTATGTGTTTGCGGCACACTCTCAATCTGGGTACGGTTAGAGCTATATCGTTCGTTCATAAGTCTTTGAACATTCCTAGCAAATCCACGTCCACCATTGTTAGATTCAATACGAGAAATATTTACTGCACCACTAAATAAAAGCTCCGCGACCTTAGGCTCAGTCACTTCCATAGCTTCGTCTGAAAATACTAAATCACTAATATAGAACTCTTTTTCGAACACAATACCATTAATTGAGCAGAGAAAATCAGAGCCAGTGTCAGCTGTATCAGTGAAGTTTATGACCTTGCCAGATGGCATTTTCTCCCATTCCTTAAACTCTGAATACAATCGTCCTTTTATATCGATAGGAGTCTGATTGTAATTCGCTTCGAAGATATCGACATTCATCTCACGCTTAATAAGATTCATGTCTTTTTCATTCAAAATATCTTCACAGAGCATTTCACCCTTGTCATTCTGAACGTGATACTTAATAATCTCACACTCATCCGGAAACGCTTCCATGATACGTCCAGCTAGATCTCGAGAAGACCAACGGGTCATAATAATGATGCACTTCTTCTGCCCCTCAAGGCGAGAGAGCATAGTGTTTACAAACCACTGGTATGTGTTGTCTAGCGCAGTCTCGTTATAGGCCTCCTCAGCTGACTTAATAAGGTCATCGCAAATTAAATAGTCACAACCAAAACCAGTAGCTGTACCGTTCGGAGAAGTGGCTAAGTATGAGATCTGACTTTGTCCGTCTATAGTCCATTTCTTGGCACTTGCATCACCGTACTTAACTTTTGTTTTAGGGAACATGTCGGAAAAAACGACACGTTCACCCATCTTTTCGGTTTGAATGGTATTTCGGACGTTTTTAGAAAAAACACTAGCGACATCTTCGTTATATGAGGCTGTCATAACTCGACTAGCTGGATTACGCCCGAGAAGCCATGCCGTGAGACATTGAGCTGTTAAAGACTTACCATGGCGTGGTGGTGCGTTAATAATAAGGAAACGCTTGTCTTTATCATTAATAAAGTTTTCCACAGATTCACAGAACTCTTTAAGATATGGTCGTTCATCTTTGTAGAAATTAGGGAACAACACCTGACAGAAATCATAGAGATGACGTCTGGCAAGCTCTAGCTTCGCACCTAGCTTGATTATTTCATCTCTTGTCATTTCGCAAGCTTCCTTAATTCATCTTCGGTTAAGTTCTCGAATGGATTGAAGATTTCTTTTTCTGAAACATCTTTAGTCTCTTGAGGGTCAAAATTGCCATTAAGCTTAATAAGAAGTTCTAGGGCTTTCATTTTTTCCATTGGGCTTGTTTCAACACTCTTAACGATATCGTGTAGTGTTCTCACGCCATTAGTAATACTGTCTGGGTCTTCAGAAGCCATCACCTTGGCTATGGCACGATAAGAAAAAGCGTCTTTGGGTCTTCCGCCGGGGTTTCTCCCAAACGTATTGCCAGGAGCAAAAGTTCCGTCCGACTTTCTTCCGACTTGTACGGCTTTAGCTTTCTTTTCTTTTGCAACTTTCTTGACAGTCTTTTGAACTGGTTTCTTTGAAGCAGAAACCTTAGTGGGTGTTTCTTTTTTGGAAACAGCCACCTTTTTTGCCGAATCGTTCTCCTGTCTTTTTATAGGCATTTTATTGCTTAATTCTCACCTTCCTTTGTTTCTGGATTATGTTCAGTTTCTTTAGGATCTTCGATCACATCTTCCTCCACTGGGGCATTCTCATTGTTAGAATCATCTGATGGATGGCTTACCTCTGTGTTTTCTACTAGAGCAGATACAGCTTCTTCAGAACTTTCTTCAGCTTTCTCTTCGGCAGGGGCTTCTTCGCTGGTTACAGAATGATCATCGGCAACCTCATCTCCTGGAGTTTCTACAGGAGAGTGCTCAGGAACTTCTCCTGAATGTTCTAACTCTTCGTGTTCTTCTGGTTCTTTAGTGGCCTCTTTGTGATCTTCTTCAGAGGCTTCAGAATTTTCTGACTCAGGAACCCCTTCATGTGTCTCTGAGATTTCTTCGGCTGTATTTGAGTTTTTCACAGGCTCATCTTTTTCTGCTCCCTTACGCACAAAAACAATTGGGTCACCAAAAATCACTTTGTGACATTTACCATTTACGAATTCCTCTGTGATATCAAAATCTAACCCATAAAAATCAACAATCACACGGCCGTTACTATCTTTTTCGACCAAAATCTCACA